CCTTGGTGTGTTCTAGTATAGGAGGGATTAAGATCGTTCATTTCTAGAATATCGTCTCGAATGTTCTGATTTTTCTTTTCGATATTGATAATACGAACAAAAGAGTTTGTAACAGCAGCAGTGTAATAGGCAAATGGATTGTTTGACTTAGATTCGTCAAACTGTAGGCCTATCTGCGATAACTGTAGTATTGCTTGTCCTTTCATTTCGTCATTGTAGGTATAGCCGCGAACATTGCCTTTCGTAGCATAACGATCTACCAGCTTCAACCACATACGGGCCAGTGTGTCTGTGGCTTGACCTTTGGTCTTGTCAAACTCGCCCGAATCGACATCACCGCGCCAATGTGACTTGCCCACACAGATTAAATTGTCGTTATCGTCAAACTTCCAATGTTGGAAAGGAGGAAAGTTCAGTTTGGTTTTTGTGTCTGCTACAGTCTTTGGATTCTTCTTTCTGCCTGGCTCTTCTGGTACATGATCAAACGTCATAACACGAAAGATTAACTCGCGCTTGGTGATTTTCTTGTAATCAATCTCACAGTCGGCCTGTTTGACCTTTTCACCTGCGAGTTTGCGTGCTTCAAAGTCTGCCTGCGAGAGACGCTTTGCCTTATTGCGCTTTGCCTCTGCAATTGTGCGAATGTTAATTCTTTCTAGAGAAGGCAGGATAATATCATACTGATGATAATCGGGATCTGTAAATGAACAGTATGTTGTTTTTGATTTGTGTATTTCTTTTAATAGATCTTTATTATTAAGATAGTTAACTTTTCTCAACGATTGCTCCTAAGTTATTGTATTTATTATAAAGTATGCAGTTAATTTTGTCAACTAAATACTGCAAGGAGATTCAGTATGGCAAACGACCCTCAGAGTAACAGCCCTGGAATAATAGACCGAGTTACTAGCGGCATTGGCGGCGCAATATCGGAAACCGGTCTAGGAAAATTATTCCGATCTGGAAATTTGCCGCCCGGAGGAGAGGCAGCACTTCAAAATTTTGTACCGGCAAGTTTTAAAGAAAGAATTGATTGGAGAGTTAAATTAAGTCTACCTGCTGGAGGTGCATTTCCAGCAAAGCAACCAGAGCTTGATTCAAATAATCCGCTTTTACCGTTGTATGCAACAAACGGAATGGTTTTTCCTTACACACCACAGGTATTTGTTACTTATTCCGCCAATTACGACAACCTTGCTCCTACACATTCGAATTATCCATTTCCAATATACCAAAATTCTGCAGTTGATCAATTTGTTATCACAGGAGAATTCACAGTTGAAAACGCTGACGAAGCACTATACTGGATTGCCGCCAATCACTATCTGCGTTCTATTACAAAAATGGATTATGGACGCAACGGAACCGGCGCGCCGCCTCCCGTGGTTAAATTAAACGGATACGGCGATTTTGTTTTTAAAGACGTTCCGGTAGTTGTTCAACAGTATAATATTGAACTAAGTGATAGTGTAGACTATATAAGAGCTCCGACAGCACAAAACGGTTCTTGGGTGCCTACTAGAAGCACAATTTCTGTTACTCTTCACCCAGCCTACAGCAGAGATTCTGTTAATCAATTTAGTCTTACAGACTTTGTTAATGGCAAATATATAGCTGAAAACGGAAGGTTTATTTAATGGCAACTTATTCTTCCTCTAGTCCTTGGAACAACACAAAATTTAGAGGCAATAGATATCTTGATATTCTGCAAATTAGACCTGTGCCTGCAGAAGCTGACGATTTTCTCTACGAAATAGAATCTCAATATACCTATAGACCAGATCTACTTGCATACGATCTATACGACAATTATAAGTTATGGTGGGTATTTGCACAGCGTAATATGAATGTGTTGAAAGATCCTGTTTATGATTTTACAGCAGGCACAGAAATCTATCTGCCTAAAGCATCTAACTTGCAGAGTCTACTAGGAGACTAGTATGAGTGATAATGATATTAGAGTTGGACCTAGAGCAGACAGACTAGGCACAACTGGAGTTTTAGACAGTGCGTTATCTCCTGTTTTAGGCGACGAAGAATCCAGCGCTACAAAACAAGCAGAACAAGAACAAACGGCATTTATAGAAAATCCTCTATCGAAGTTTGCTAGTTACAACTGTATCATAACTTTTGCTGCTCTTACAAAAGGCGAGCTAGCAGACCCTGACAATACCTATAGAGCAAAAGGGCCAATCAATCAAATCGTAAGATCAGGAGGCATTGGCGACAATAAAGTGCCTACTTCCTACGAACAATCTCTAGGAATAACAACCGAATACTTTATAGATGATATAGAAATAAATGCAATACTAGCATCAAATCAATCGTCTAAGCAGACAAATGCAACTACTTTGAGTTTTCAAGTAACCGAGCCCTATTCTATGGGTGTTTTTCTTGAAACTCTTGCAGTAACAGCAATTTCTGCAAATGCTGATGCTGCAAGTTATCTAGATTCCGCTTATTTGTTAGTACTGGAATTTGTAGGATATGATGACGACGGTAATCAAATTGAAGTTCCTAACACTACAAGATACTTTCCTATCAAACTTACTCAGGTAGAGTTTAATGTAACAGCCGGAGGCAGTGTTTACAGCGTATCTGCTATTGCATGGAATGATCAAGCATTATCAGACGAAGTTCAAAGAGTAAACCAAGACATTGATGTATCGGGCGTTACAGTAGCAGATCTACTACAAAACAATAAAGAAGACCAACCTAGTCTTACATCTGTCCTAAACAAAATACAACTTGATCAGAAAGAGTCAGGAAATATTGCTGCTGCAGACGCTTATGTAATAATGTTTCCAGAATCTACTGCATCTGCAGCAGATAGTTTTAAAAACAGCGATTCTTCTGAAGCAGGAGCAACTACGCAGTCTCCAATTTCTCAAAATCTTGAAGCAACAGCCGAGCAGGGAGTAACTCTTGAAGATATACAAAGTTTTGCTGACACCGGCGGTACTATAAATGAAATTGGACAAGCAAAAGTTGACTCTGTAACATTTACAAGCGGAAATTCTAAGTTTGGCACATCGGATGTTGTGTTCGAAGACGGTTTAGCTATACGTGGCAATTTAGAATATGATCAAGAGAATAGATATATTAATATCAGTCAAGGCTCAAGAATACAAGATATCATAGAAGCAATTATTCTTGTATCAGATTACGGAAAACAGCTTGCCACTGCTGAGCCAGACTCGCGCGGCATGCTTAAATGGTTCCGTATAGAAACTGAAACATACGAAGTTACAGACGAAGAAAATGCAAAACAGAGAGGCCGATCAGCAAAGATTTATGTATATAGAGTAGTACCCTATCGTGTACATGCATCTAATTTTGTAGGGGCTTCGCAAAAAAGTCCTGGTATTTCTGAACTGAAAAAGAAAATACCGAAAAAATATGAATATATCTATTCTGGAAAAAACGATGATATTATAAATTTTGATATTGCTTTTAATAATGCATTTTATACTGCTGTGTCAATGGATTTATTTCAAGCTGGCGCAGACAGTCAGCTTAATGGTGCATCCGCAGGAGGATTTAACGAAAGGACTATACCAACCCTTGCTTCTGATTCTGCTTCTAGAGGAAACACAGACAACGAGCCTTCTGGAAATACCGAGTTTTCTGCAACATCAAACACTTCCAGTGCAGTGATATCAGGCAGCGGCACAGAAACTGTTGAAGTTGCTATTTCTAGACGCTTTAATGACATTTTAAATAATGGTGTAGATTTGATTACAATGGAGGTAGAAATTTTAGGTGATCCGTATTATCTATCGGATTCTGGCATCGGCAATTATAGAGCTCCGATCTTAGAAAATCAAACGACAGCAGATGGAAGCATAGATTATCAGTACGAAGAATCTCATGTAATCTTTGAATTTAAAACTCCATTAGATTACAACAATGATACTGGTAGGATGATCTTCCCGGCAGCCGCAGGAGAACCGGTTAAAAAGTTTTCTGGAATATACAAAGTAACAACTTTACAAAATTTGATAAGTCAGAATAAATTTACACAAAGCCTAAAATTAATAAGAGTTCGTAATCAGGTCGGTGAAGACACTGCGGACACGAAACTTATCAAACCAGATGAAGGTACGCCATTGTTTGATATTAGTAAAATTCCTACTTTAGGTGATATACTAGGTATAAGCGGAGAATCTCTTGTTCCTATACCTCCATCGTTAGAAGAACTAGGATTAGATAATCCCGATGGCGATCCTTCTACAGATTTCAACGATCCTTTAGGCTTCTAATAACAAATTAAGGTATAATAAATGAGAAACGATAGCGTAAACAGATATACAGGGCAGGTTAAAAGAAGTGATTCTCAACTTGTTAAATATTCTCCCTCGCCTAACCCTTATATTGCAATAGTTCGCAGTCATCTCGATTCTTCATTTATGGGCGGACTAGAAGTACAATTAATGCCAAAAAATGCTGCAGGTAACCCTCCTGACGATCCGGGAAGTTACTATAAGGTAAGATATCTTGCTCCTTTTTATGGAGTAACTCCTTTATCGGGTGTGCAAAATAATCCAGGACACGAAAACAGTCAAAAATCTTACGGAATGTGGTTTGCGCCGCCTGATGTTGGAAGCAAAGTATTGGTTATTTTTGCAGAAGGCGGCGAAGCATTTTGGATAGGTTGTATACCTGAACAAGGCACTAATTTTATGTGTCCATCAGGTGACGCAGTAACAACCTATCATGATGCTAGTTCTAGTTCTTCAGAAAAACTACCAGTAGGTGAAATTAACAAAAAACTACGGCGTGATGCAAGCACGCCGCCTACTGCTTTTGCTAAACCGGTTAACACTGATATTCTAAACAGTTTGGAAACAAGGGGGTTGCTAAAAGACGAAACAAGGGGTTTAACAACTTCTAGTGCTAGACGAGAAGTGCCTAGCGCAGTATTTGGTATATCTACCCCAGGACCGCACGACCGCCGGACTGATGCTCCCAAGGTTCCTTATGGAGATACCGAAGTTTTTCACAACAGATTAGGTGGATCGTCTTTGGTAATGGACGACGGTGATGCAACACTAACACGAAAAGGATCACCTAGTTCAACCCCGCCGGAATATGCTGATAAAAAAGCAGGAGACGAAGACGGTGACGTGACAATACCGCACAACGAAATGCTGCGTCTCAAAACAAGAACTGGTCACCAGATACTGATGCACAATTCAGAAGACCTAATCTATATTGGAAACAGTCGAGGCACAGCATGGATAGAGCTTACTTCAAATGGCAAAATCGACATATACTCTGAAGATTCAATATCAGTTCGCACAGCGCAGGATCTAAACTTCAAAGCAGATAGAGATATCAACTTTCAAGCAGACAGAGACTTTAATGTAAAAGCCAAAAAAAACATCACCTTCGAAGCTGAAGAGGAAGATTTTCAGTTAATAGTTGGCAGGAATAATCAGATTACAACTAAAGGGTTTTTGCATATAAACACAGACAAAGATACACGGTTAGAATCTAACACAAGCAGTATAGATGTATTAGCGGAGACTAATCTTAACTTAGAGTCCGCATCAGAGTCTACAAACATTCTGTCTCAAAAGAATAATTCCTTTACTGCAACAGATGGCGATACAAGCATAAAAAGTGGACAATACTATCTTGCATCTACAGGAGCAACGTATCATATGAATGATAGCGGCGCCCAGCCTAGAACCGCAGCTAGTGCTACATCAGCAACAGAAGCAGTGGCGCTTACTACATGGACCGTATCTCAAGGAGAGACAGAAACAATAATGCGCCGTGTGCCGTCAAGAGAACCGTGGTTGTCACATGAAAACCTTGCACCTCTTAATTTTATGCCAGAAGAAACCGATATTAAAAAACCCAATGAAGATGCAACAGCAATTACTTCTGTTCCTCCTATAGAAGGCACATACAAGTTTACAGCAGATACTTTTAGAAGAGGCACATAAAACAAGGTAAATATTACAATGAGTACGCTAGAAAAAAATCTCTACACAGATATAAATGTTCCTGCTAACAAAAAACCTCAAGCAGTGCCCGAAAGTCGTGCCTATCGAGGTTTTTCCACAGTAAATCCTGAATCTGACAGCTTTGTACTCTACGACCTTGCTATAATCAAACAGGATATAATCAATCACTTTCATATTCGTCAAGGCGAAAAACTTGATAATCCTGAGTTCGGCACAATTATATGGGATCTTATCTACGAACCTCTCACAGATCAATTGAGAGATCTAATTGTGCAAAACGTAAGCACAATTATTAACTATGATCCTAGAGTAAATGTTCAAGAAATTGTAGTTGATACATTCGACAAAGGCATTCAAGTTGAGTGCGAACTTGTGTATCTTCCTTATAGCATTTCAGAATCTCTGCGTTTACGATTTGATGAAGACGCAGGACTTATCAATTAACTACGCAGTTTTTTAGAGAAAATAAATACTCTTATATAGAGGAACAACTATGTCGTCTACAGATAGACAAAATCGCTTGCTGGCAGCAGAAGACTGGACTAGAGTCTACCAATCGTTTAGAAATGCAGAATTTCAAAGCTATGACTTTGATAACCTGCGCCGCACAATGATCGCCTATCTTAGAGAAAACTATCCAGAAGATTTTAACGACTATATAGAATCTTCAGAATATCTTGCACTTATTGACATGATTGCGTTCCTAGGACAAAATATCGCATTTAGAATAGATCTTAATGCAAGAGAAAACTACATAGAACTTGCAGAAAGAAGAGAAAGTGTTTTAAGACTTGCTAGACTGCTAAGTTACAATCCTAAAAGAAATCAAGCAGCCAACGGACTACTTAAGATAGATTCAGTATCTACTACAGAAGCAGTAATAGATTCTAACAATGTTAATCTTGCATCAAGAAACATAAACTGGAACGATCCTGCTAACACAAACTGGAGAGAACAGTTTCAGAGAGTTCTAAATGCTGCACTTCCGCAGAATGGCAAGATTGGAAATCCTAATAAAAGCGCAAACATAAACGGAGTTCCTACCCAGCAGTACAGAATAAACGGCACAAGTAATCAGGTTCCTGTATACAGTTATTCAAAGGCTGTAGATGGAAGAACAGTGCAATTTGAAGTTGTGTCTACAGATATTACAGAAGACGCAATTCTTGAAGAGGCACCTAGACCAGATAATAATCTTGCATTCCTATTCAGAGACGACGGACAAGGTCCTGCAAGCACAAACACAGGATATTTCTGTCATTTTAGACAAGGCGCACTCGATTTTGGCAATTTTGCAGTAACCAATCCTAGTGCCAGCCAAACAGTTTCGATAGATGCAAAAAACATAAACAATTCTGACATATGGTTATATTCTGTAGATAGAAACGGCGTAGAAAGAAATCTTTGGACACAGGTAGATGCTGTTGAAGGCAATAATGTAATTTACAACAGTCTAGCAGACGATCAAAGAAATATATATTCGGTTCTTACAAGAATTGAAGATAGAGTAAACCTTATATTTGCAGACGGCATATTCGGCAATCTTCCAGAAGGTAATTTTAGAGTTTATTATAGAACTTCTGCTAATAGAAGACTAATTATTTCTCCTAACAGCATGCGAGCAATTGCAGTATCTGTGCCTTACATTTCTCGCACAGGACAGCAAGAAACACTTACTCTTGTGCTTTCTCTTAAAACAACTGTTGACAATGCTACTGTCTCGGAAACAAACGAAAGCATAAGAACAAATGCTCCTAGTACCTATTACACTCAAAACAGAATGGTAACTGGCGAGGACTATCAGGTTGCGCCTCTTGCAGTAAGTCAAGAAATTGTAAAAGCAAAGTCTGTTAATAGAACATCTAGCGGTATTTCTAGATATTTTGATCTTGTAGATGCTACAGGAAAATATTCTAACACAAATCTATTTGGCACAGACGGTGCTTTGTATAAAGATTTTACAAACCCTAAAACTGAATTCACGTTTGAAAACATCACGGACATTGAAGGCGAAATTTTAAACACTGTTGAACCTATACTTTCTGACACGAAACTTAATAATTATTATCTAAGCGAATTTCCAAAACTGTTTGTAAGAGATCTAGGCAGTATATGGTATCAATCAACAACTGACACAAATCAATCTACTGGATATTTTGAAAATCAAAATGATGTAAGAGTTCCTGTAAGTTCTTTTACAACATCTAATATGAAATTTGTTAGATTAAACAGTTTGCTGAAATTTGAACCTCCTCAAGGATTTCACTTTATGCCAGACGGCTCTTTGATGCCAGGCATTGCAGATCATCCTGGTTCTGTAAATTATATTTGGGCCAAGGTTGCTGCTATAAGAGCAGACGGAACCGAAGTGTCAGAAGACGGTGTTGGTCCTATTGTGCTAAACGAGTCCGTTCCTACAGGGGCTATACTTACAGAAATAAGAACAGCACTGCCCGCAGCGTTAACAGCTGAAGTGCAAGCGCAGGCAATAGATCAAATATTTTCTTTTAGAACTTTTGGATTAAGATATTCTCAGAACGACAATGAATGGAGAATTGTCAGTCAAAATAACCTTAATACTGCTATTGACTTTTCTACCGGTAAAACAGGTGACACAACAGGACAGAATCTCGACGCTAGTTGGCTAGTATTATTTGAAACCGATGGTGAAAAATACACAGTTTCTTACAGAGCACTGCGCTATGTGTTTGAAAGCGACAGAGAAATACGCTTCTATTTCGACAGTTCAGAAAAGATTTTCAACAATAAAACAGGAAAAACTGAAAAAGATAAAATTTCTGTTCTCAATATCAACACTCGTCCAGACAGTCTTATGCCATTCAACAGACAGTTTGACTGGGAAATTGTATCAGAATTTAGGGACCAAGAAGGTTATGTAGATTCTAAGAAGATTGAAATATCATTCTTTGACGAAGACGACGACGGTGTTGTAGACGATCCTCAGATTTTTGAAGAGATTGTTGCTGAAGATACTAATCCTCAGGACAAACTAATATTTTTACAGAGAATAACTACGCCTAACGGAGTAGACGATTTTGTATATGTTACGCCAGAAGAAATCGGCGTTCGTATTTTTGACACAAAGGCTCAGATAGGTCCTCTTAGTGCATACGAAGATAACACACTTTTTTATTTTAGAGAACTAGACTTGTTCGAAATTCTTAATAGAGAAACTGCTAGGTTCACAGTCACATCAGACTATCAAGCAAAGCCAGGCAGAGACAAGTTAAAATTTCAGTATGTTCATAATGCGGATCAGAATGCTAGAATAGATCCTAGCGCAAGCAATATTATAGACACTTTTCTTTTAACTAGAGGGTATGATACACAGTTTAGACAGTGGCTTAGCAACGAGACAGAAACAAAACCTCTTCCTCCTAGCAGCGACAGTCTATTCATCAG